ACAAGTGATTCGGTGTTGGTGTGTTTCTATATATCCATCAGGAAAATATTCTTCATTTAGAGTAGTTAGATAACCTTTTAATTTTTTAAGTTTACTTTTTTTAGTATTGAACATATTTTATTTTTTTTATTATTTTAACATTTTTTCTTTAATATAATTTTTACACATCCATTGATGTTTTGTAGCAACTGTATCTGCCTCTATTTCTTGAGGATGGGCATCATACCCATAAGATCTATACAATACTGTATATTTAGTTAAATCTTGAGTGTAATGAACATACTCATGAATAATCGTATTTATAAAATCAACAAATGAATCATGAGCTTTAGGATATAAAACAATAGTATTCGTTTCAGCTGAATAAAATCCTCTAGTTCTAGGATCACCTTTTAATTTATCTCTTGAAATATATAATGTAGGTATTTCACCATTGTATTTAGATAAACCTAATTTTTTAGAACAATACTCAAGCGCCATCTTTGTAATTTTACGATTAATATTCTTCTTATTCATAACCTTTATTTTTATTATACGTAAATATACGAATAAGATTTTGGGAGGCCAAATTCTATTTTAAGGAAGAGATGGGAGGTCACCTTGTGATCCCGAGACCCATGTTATCGGCAACCCCATGACACCTCCGAAAGCAAGTCAGCGTTCTCATAGATATTACCAATTACTGCTGTGACATCTTCAATACCAAATCCAAGTTTTTCATCACCTATTTCTTGTGCTAAAAACATTGCAGTTTCTTTTTGGAATATCACCACGCAAGTATCAGCACTATGTAAGTGAGTTACAATATCACCTTCATAAATTTCCTTGCCGTTCTTATCCTTCATCCCTGTATATTGCATAAGGTCAATACATTTATCATCTGCATTCATCCAACCTATGCTTTTGTTATCACCATAATCAACCCAAATACTATTGCAAGTATAATTTTGGTCTGCATAGTCAGTATTGCCAACTTGCACTTTGTAATTCATTAGGCTGTATGTTTTATCCCAAGCCCTAAATTTAATTTCTCTGTTCATTTTGTGTTTGTTTTTAATTTAATAATTCATTGAAAGGGCAGCCGATAACAGCAGATAAGCAAAAGCCCAAATCCACCGCACAATGCCAACGCTATTTGTGCCTTCGCTTATCTGCAAACCGTTAGGTGCAATATTAAGAAGTAACCTCGCCATGTTCAACAGCTTTTAAATGTTTTATTTCATCTTCAAGATTATCTAAAACCATATTGATATGCTTACAACCATCAGGTAAAAACCAAATTTCTTTCATCCAATCATCCCATTTATTTGAAACTAATTCAATGAATTTTTCATCATTACCTCTGTTCTTATAGCGTTCAATAAATTCATCTTTTCGTCTATCGTCTGGATAAACCAAATAAAAGAAAATGCAGTTTTCAAATAACGCTTCTCTAACTTCTTTATGTGATGAAACAAATATAAACTCATATTTACCAATATTTTCTTTAATATGGTCTATGTAATTTTTTGGAAATTCAGGGTTTCTTACCTTATTCCCATTTTCATCAATAATCCAACTAAAATTAGATGAATCACTATCTAATGTAGTTTCTTTGTGTTTTGAGTGATAAACACTTTTCCCTGTACCTGGGAATGCTGAAATAATTTTTGTTTTCATATTTATAAGTTTTTATTTGTATAAAATTTATTCCTCATACTCAAGAGGTGGATTTTCTTTTTTATATTTAGAGATAAAATATGATACAGCCGTCTCATAAGCTTTATTCAATAATTGAAGTTGATTTTGAATCATCATACTTTGAAAACTAACAGGCATATGTTGTAAACCAGGTTGATTAGCAACATTAATTTTTACCCTAACATTTTTCTTTTCAAAAATATATTCTTCAACTATAAATTCCATTTCGGATTGGTCAAGTTGATTTTTAAAAATAATTTCGTTAATATTCATATCATTCTATTATTTCAATTTCTTCAATTCTACAAATACAAACAAATGTCCAACCCTGTGTTGTCCAACTTCTATATTTTCCATCTCCATACCACCCATCATCTATTAAATTATCTCCATATAATGGGGTTTCATCAACTATTTTTTGAGCATGTTCTAAAGCTTTTTCTTTACTTAAATATGTTGCTTTGAGTTCATAGTCTTGAAAACCATGTTTATTTTCATCTCCTCTATACACTTGATATGCTTTCACAACTTTTATTTAAATTGTTTAATTTTTATATCTCTTTAATTATCGATTTTCTATTTCTTGCTTAACTTCTGTCCAATAATCAACATATGTTTCTTGATTATGGTATGGGATACACATATCAACTGTTTTTATTATCTCATCAATTGCAATTAATGCACATTCTTTAGCTATATCAATATGTAAACAATCACACTCAGTATGCTCTAAAGCGGATGATGGGTGTTGGAATTTAATAATTAATTCTTTTGCTTTTTCTTTTGGTGTCATAACTTTTATTTTTATTATATGTAAATATACAAAAAGATTTGGCCATAGCCAAACCTTCTTTATATTTTTATTTAAATTGTTTAATTTTCTAATTTAGCAACATAAACCCAAGCATAATCACTATACTCAATACCTAATATAATACTATTTTCTATAGCTTTAATATACATTTTAGCAATTTCACCTTTTGTATCATACACCATCCAACTATCTATATCATTTGAATCTTGTCCATTATATGAAATTATTCTATATTTCTGGATGACTTTTGAGTATATTACAACTTCTTTATCTTCTCCTCTAATTGAGATATCAACAGAAGATTCATCTATTTTTTTAAAAGTACCATCAATTAAAGCCTCATGTAATGAAAATGTATGAGCACGAGCATGGAATACTTGACTATAACTTACTGATGTAAACAACATCAACAAGGCAAACAACATAATTTTTTTCATATTTTGTTTAAGTAAAAAAGTTCATATACACTATTCTTAGTGTTAAATTTAATGTAATCATTTCGTTGTTCTACAATTTCAGTAATTGTTGTAGTTAACCATGTATAACTCATTCTATGAGGATCTAATATAAGTGATCTACCAATAGATGGTTCATCATTTTTTGATTTAAAACGTCGTGTAGACTTATTAAATTCAATCCATCCAATTTCATGAGCATAATGTGTTAATCCATCTGATTCACGGACTAACTTGTAATTTTTATTTGTATTAGGGTCACCAAATAGCATTTTACCCATTTCATCATCTATTTTTAAATTACCATTCTCATCTTGAGTTAATAGTATCTTTTTTTGTATTCCGCTTATCATTTTTTATTAGTATTAATATATTGATTTCCAAAAGATACTTTTTCTTTCTTTAATAACTTTATATCTGAGGATGGTAAGTATTGCTTTAAAGTCTGTATAGCATCTTCAACACAGTGAGATATTATATTTACTACTGCTAAGTCAACCTGAAAGATGTATAATGTTGTTCTACCGCTCATCTTGAGTTACTATTTGTTCTTGAGTTTTCATTTTCTAATTTTTCTAATTGTTTTTCAAATCGTTTAATACTACCCCAGATAATAGAAGCATTAGGATCTAATTCTAAAATTTGTTTAACTAATTCTTCTTGTCTACCTCTAGAATAAAATCCACCTTCAATATCATTAGCTAAATCCTGTAGGTGTTTAGGAGCACTAATTGAAATACGTAAGTCATAATCTTGCCATTTAGTTTTCCAATCAATAAAACCAATCCCTTTAGTTAACTTATTTAATAGATCACTTAATTTTCTATTACGAACTCGAACAATTGATTTATCCATACCAAATACATGTAAAAAACGTAGAAACCATCTTGGACACCATTTTGGTTTTGCTTCATAATCTAGAGCTAATACTAATGGGTATAATGCTTTAAAATAAACATTATCTTCATTCCATAATTGTGTTCCTAAATAACCATATTTTTCAAATCCTTTAGGAAAGAATATATAACGTAAATCATCCCACTCCAAATCACTAGTGTGAATCATTCCTTTTTTACGTCCTTTCCAAAACAAGATTAAATATTTAAAACTCTCCATACGTTGTTTGAATGTTGGTGGGGTGTAGAATTTACTATTTTTATCTATTTTCATAATATTAATTAAGAGGATTTAAAATTTTATCTACAAGTTCATCTGATTGTACTTCACCATCCATATCAAATAAAGTACATTCTAGTTTATCTAAAATATGATCTTGTTCTATAACTAAACGATATAATTGTCCTTCAAACTCCACATCATATAATGTTGTTGTAACTACTTTTTTTAATTCTGTCATAACTTTAATTTTTAATACGTGTAAATATACGAATAAAATTTTGGGATACCAAACATATCATAAATTATCTATTAGTGAGGCTATAAACGAACTTGACCATAATCCAACAACACTACCTAATGTAGCCCCAATCGCATATGTTATTCTATCTATAAATGAACCAAAAGCCATTTTTTTAATATTAAATGACCATATTATATTAATCATAAAGGCAGCTACCCAAACCCCAATATAAATTTCTTTAGCAATGAAATAAGTATTTACTGCTACAAAATATACTTGAATAAAAGCAGTTAAAAATAATGATATATAACCTGTAATTGGTGGTTTATGTTTTTTACCCATTACCACTGCCAAATAAACCTATCAATTTCTTGATCTTGTACCATTCCTTTCCATTTACCATATGGATTAACATCATATGATTTGCCTGAAGGTGATATTAACTTTTCTCCACGAAATAAGAACTCATGAACAAAATCAACATCTTTGGTTACTTGAGTTTTTTCTTGATTAAAATAAAAAATATATTCCTCTCCTATAACCTCTAATGTTAATATTGGTCCTTCTGAATTAATAAACTCATATTTATTTTTATGAAACTGTCTCATAACCTCATCTAAACTTGATTTTTTCATTTTAATCCCACATTTTACGGATGTTATGTGCTACTAATTTCCAAAGTAATTTATGGGCTTTGTCTTGTTTGAAACGTGATTCAGCTATTAATTTACTATACATCTTATCTATTTCTTCTTCATTATCCCATTTTTCATATTCAAATCTTAAATATGATGTACCATTACCTCTTCCTGTATCTTCAAACCAAAAATCTAAAACATCTTCACCATATAAAGCTTTCATTTTGCCTTGATACTCAAGTGCATACCTATCATCATATACTTTTTTCATTAAATCAATAATAGTTTTAAGACGTCTTGCATTTTGTTTAGCTTCAGTACTATATGCCTTATCTGAATTTAGATTGTCATGTAAGCGTTGTAAACTGTATTTAAACATATTAATTGAGTAATTATAATCCCAATCATATCCACCCCAAGATGCTCTAAAATATCCTAGAGAACGTTTTAATTGTTTAAAAAACCATTTAATTTCTTTAATAGGGTTCATAACTTATTTTTTAGTGATAATTAAATATCCTTCTTTATTGTATTTAAATTCTTGAATAATTTTACCCATTAGTTCCATTCCTTCATGTAGATATGGACCTCCAGAGGGATCGACCATATTAATAACATTATTATTAGAATATACTAATGAAGAATATTTTTTAGCTAGTTCTGTAGGACCAACATATATTTTATTTTTATCATATATTGATTCATGGACTTGTTTTTTAAATTCTTCTAGAGTTAATTCACCACCATCATTTTTGAAGGCTTCAAATGCTTTATCATATACATTAGGATATCCAACTCTAAGATATTCAAAATTCCCACTCCATTGAACATTTCCATCTTCTAAAAGAGTGAAAATAAATTCATCTCCGTAACGATTCTTATAAGTTTCAGTCATTTTATATTTTTTATAGTATAATATATGAAAGAACTTTTGCTATTCCAAACTTAATTCATTCTAATTTCTTCAATTAATATTTGTAATGATTGTTCAACTTCATGGATTTCTCCATCTTCAAGAGCTATAAGTATTCTACTTAATTCATTATATAAATATTCTTTTACTTCAGGTGTCATGATATTAATTTTTAATTTCAAAATATGACCAATAATTCCAAAAAATTTCTTCTGTTGTTCTTTCTACTTTAGTAACTAACTCGTCTTTGTAATATAATTCTATTTTCCAAACTTTTGTATCTTCACACTCATATACCCACCAAATAACAGGACCAGTAGTTAATTCTGTTGAAACAACCATATTATTATCTTTATATAATTTAGCTGTTATAAATTCATTTCTTGAATTAAATTCAATTACAAATGCTACACAATTTAGGGCTCCAATCTGCTTGCATTTTACTATATCCGCATTAACTTG